TCAGGCGGGAACTTCCTGAATCTCGGCGAACGCGAACGGCCCTTGAGCACCCGTGGAACTCGACACGGTCATGACGAACGTGATGACGTCGTCAGCCGCAACCGAAGTTACCGAAAGCGTCCCGTCGTTGATGGACCGATCCGATTGCGAGTGCGTCACCGTCACGGCGGAACTCAGCACCGTGGTCCCGTTCTTCTTCATGTCGAAAGCGACACTGGTTGACGTCCCGGTGTCATACAGTCCCGCGTGGAACCCGCGAATAACACCCGTCGACGAGGCGACGAACACCACCTCGGTCCGCGTTGTCGGCGTCGCATCGAACGCAAACCCGAAGTTCGTGAACGGCTTCATCAACACCTGCATCTTATCGACGTCGATCGCCGCCGTCGTCGAGATTGCATCGTCGGTGATCGTTCCGGACGGCAGGGTGATCGTCCCACCGGAGATTCGCAGCGTCGCCATGTATCAGGCTCCAAGATCGCAGGATGGTTCGCATTCGAGCGGAAGGAACTGGTATTCGGCACCGTTCTCACCAGCGAAGAGAATTGCCAATCCGCGAGTTCCCGCCAGGTCCGTACCGTCATTTCCCGGCGCGACGCATTCGAGTTCCGTGTCCGTCAGCGTGTCGCCAGAACGGATCTTGCACGTCACCGCACCGAACGCCGTCCAGTCTTCGGTTGCACAGACGGCATAAGCGAGCGTTGCGAACGGGGCAGGGAACCGCCGATCGCCACCAGCCTCGGAACGCGACATTGCCTTCACAGCGTTGACGGTGTCGCCAACTTCGCGGAATTGTTCCGACGTCAGGACGTGGGCGCGATCAACAGCCATCAGTCCTCCAAGAGCTTCACAAGCACTTTGACGGCCGCTGTGTCAGCTACCCAGCGATGCGTGATGCCAGGCTTGAGCCGCAGAACCGCCACCTCTCCCGGTTCGATCTTGCCGTAGGCCACCATCGAGCCACCGCTCTTTGGTCCGTACTCCACGAAGTTCGTTCCGAGGTTCTGGAGAACGAGAATCCCCAGCGTCGAAATGTCCCCTACGGACAAGTCCTCTTCGGACGTCCCGACAGACACCACGGTCGACAGCAATCCTTGGTTCGTCTGGTCGAGGGAAATCTGCCCAGGGTTGAAGTTGTCCTTCAACGATCCCTTGGTGAGCGAGAGTTGTACGCTCAGCTTGATTTCGTCAGCCATAGTTTTCGCCCCTTATGTCAGCGGCAACGCGGAGAAATCGCGTCGCTTGTAGATATCGAACGTGACGTAGGTGATGTCGCCTGAGCCAAACCCGCTCGCCAGAGCCTTGCCGTTGACGTCGAGCGGCCACGGCGTCGTGATCGGCATTCGCGGCGTGCCGTTGTCGTAGATGTTGACAAGAGCACCGCCGGGAGTGAGACGTTCGCGGAGTCCGTCATTCCGCACTTCCATCTTCCACGCTTCCGGGGGATCCGATCCGTCACGCTTGGCGCGGAAATGGAGTTGAAGCGACACCTTCCGGAACTGAACGCCGTTTTCTCGCTGCTTCGGGGAAATCTTGACAGCACCCATCAACGCGGAACCTGTCTCTGCCGTCAGTCCGTCGATATCAAAAGGTGCGTCGTTCACGCTCCCCTGATAGTCGAACAGCCAGAATGGAACCGACGTCATGTTCTTGTCGATAGTCGCAACGAGGTCGTAAACCGTCGTCACGAGCGGAGGGTCAAAGCGGTCCCCCGCCTTGTTCATGATGTTGTTCCCGAGACGGTCCTTATAGAGAGCCACCTCGCGGGCGACGCCCTCCCACGAGATTTCAACCGCTCGGAGAGTGGGAATAGGCTGATTCTCCCGCTCCTCTTCCTCCTGCGACTTGATCTCGTTCGAGTAGCGGAGCTTCGCGTCCCACACCACCCGCGTATCGTCGATCGGCTCGACGCTGGCATATTCCCGCAGCGTACATTGCGAGTTTGATGGGTGCGGATCCTGGTAAGGTGGAAGCAGCCCCGACGCATAGATCGTGTTGGCGTCGTTCGTCGGATCGTCTAACTCGAAGCGGAACGTCCGGAAGTATTCCGTGATGCCAACCTTGGCGCTGCTCTCCCGCCCCCAAGGCATTTCGTAGTGAGTGACAACACCCATTAGAAATACCCCTGGACGAGTTCCACGGGCTTCCCGGTCATCTTCGCAATCGCCTGATTCAGCCGCTTGATCTCATTGATAATCGCCTGCTCTCCCGGTGTCGGCTTCTGCGCACCTTGTGCGGCGTTCCGCAGATTCGCGGAAATTTCGGCGGCGGATCCTCGCTGCAATGCCGCCTGCACGGGGAGCACGGCGCGAGCCTGACGGAATCGGTCGAGTTCCATCTGCGCCAGCGCCTTCTTGTCCGTCAGGAATGACAATGAACTGGTTCTGCTGAGCCCCAGTGCGGAGAGTTGCTTCCCCGTGGCGTCAATCGTCTGATCACGCAACTTCTGGCGGTCCGACTCGGCGAGTGGAGCCTTTTCAATGACGGCAAGTTTCTCCTGTTCTTGCTGAAGGATCTTCTGACGCTTGGCTCCCTCTTCGTCTAGAATTGCCAAGTTCTCATGCTGGATGCTGCGTGCCTTCGCGAGCAGGTCATTGTTCCGCTTCATCTGCTCATGAACGCGGGTTACGGCATCGACGTTGAACCTGTCGCGTTCCCTTGCGTCGTCGTTCTGTGCGGCGACCTTTCCCTGATCGGCGAGAAGTTTCGCCTGTTGTTCGAGAATGTCCCGCTTCTTTCGTTGAGCCAGCAGATCCTCGGAGAGCTTCGCGATTTGCTCGCTGCGCTCCTTATTGACCGCCTTTTCCTGATCGGTAAGCCCCGATTTCGTCCCTCCAGCAATCAGCCAGTTCCACGACTTGTCCGGCCGCGAAATCATCTGCTTTTCAAGATCACGCCGCTTTCGCGAGATATCTCCGATGGCGGCGTCAACATCCTTGATCTGGTTGGCGACGTCGTTGGACTTGGCACCGACGTCCTTCGACGTCATCAATCCCGCAACGTCGCGACTGAACTCCCGCATTGCCTGCGCGTTCTGGATCTCTTCGCGAACCGCCTTGAAACTTTCCTTGACGCTGTCGACGGCTCGTTGTGTGGCGGCGGCGGCCTTCGCGGTGTCGAACAGTTTCGGAATCAGCGTTGTTCCGAGAGCCACACCAAGCCCCGCAACGGCACCGGCCGCCGGATGGATGATCGACGCGAATTGGCTGATGTTGTTCGCCGCCGCACGGAACCCGGCCGCAATTCCACCAGTCCCCGCTACGGCGGAAAAGTCTTCCACGCCGCGTGACAGTTCCTGGAACCCGCGAGCGAACTTCGTCGAACCACCGCTGCCAGCCTGTGCCATCGCGGCATTCGCACGCTGAGTGGATCTCGCGACGCTATCGACTGCCGCCGCCGTTCGCCCCATTTCTTCGGCGACACCAGCCGACGTTGCCGACACGCGAAAGTTGAGAGCGCCGATTGTGGTGCTCATTTAACCGCCTTCGCCTTCGCGGCGGCGTTGAGTTGCGCGGCGGCCTGCTTGAATACCGCCAGCATTTGTGATGGCGTTTGCCGTGCCCGGCGTGCCTTCGCACCGGGGATGAAATCCTCCGCCTTCAGTGGCTTTTTCAGCGGTCCATAGCTGACCATCGACATAATTCCCGCTGCCTGTTGCCAGTCATCGCCCCAAGGTTCGGTCTGGTACATCGCCCACCAATCCGCGTACTCCTGAGAGTCGATTAGCTGTTTTGTTCGCTTGACGCTGGTGTGGGTGACGGTGCGGGCGAGGAAGTGCCAGAATCTTCGCTCGGCCCGCCTTGCGAGTTTTTTCCCCGTTCCTCAATCGCGTCATTTCCAATTCCGTTCAGACGCAGAGAGACGGTAAAAACGCGATCAAGAGCGGCGATGGACTTTTTGCCGAGAGATTCCACGTCCTTCGGGTCGAAGGTCCGTTTCCCCGTCTCATCGCAGATCGTCATGGCACAGAAGAACGCCCGCGTACCAAGCCGGACACCCTTTTTCCCTACAGTGTCTTGGTACTCGTCGAACTGGTCGCGCTCAGTTCCCGAGATAGTGCGAACCCGCACCTTCCCGCCCCATTCCTGCACGTCGACTTCCGCGAACTTCGCGTCGTCGGCTGCCAGAATTTCCGCCTTCGTCAGATAGGTCATGTCGAGTCCGTGAAGGTGACAACACCAGAGAATTTGATGGTTGCCGTCGCGGTCATCACATCGTCAATCGGGATGCCGCACTGAAAGTCCGTGAGAAACCCACTCGCCGCCCATGTTCCAGCCGTGTTTCCACCCGCAGGAATCGGGAACGTCACGGTGACGGTTTCGGCCGCACCAGTAATCGGCGGCGCGTCGTTCGGGTTGAACAGGAGATCAACCTTCAGTTCGCCGTAATCTTCGATATCGGACGGAATGAACGTTCGCGCTCCGCCGCTAGTTCCGGAGTGCGTCGTGTCGATCGCCTTGCGGCTCATCCCGCTCCATTCAACGTTCGTAATCGCCGCACAGAACGACGTTGCGAACGTGATCGTTACGCCGAATCCTGAGTCAGCCATCTTTATGCTCCGATTGCTCGGTTCTCAGCAGTCCCGAGATGAAGTTCTCAACCGCTTCCAGGCGTCCGCCAAAGTGGATTAGTGCTTCCCGCAACTCGTCATTGGTCACCTTGTAGGGAGTGCCGTCGATAGCCAGGAGAGCCTCGTAGGTCACTTCCATCACCTGTCCCGACTTCGCCTTGACTCGTAGCGTTACCATGCCGTGTTCGTTTCCACCTTGTGCCACACGTCCATATCAACGCTCACCGCAGGCTTCCCCATCTCGTCTCCGCTTGATGGTGACTGTGACACGTCGAGGATGTCTCGAACGAAAATTGCCTTGAGCCAGAACAGGCTGTCGATGTATCCCGATGGTCGACCGCTTGAATACTTCCTCACCACTTCCGCCAATTCCGCTGCCTGTGTCTCGCTCGTCCCGTGGCAGACAACCCGAACTTCCGTGAGTTGGAAACCTGAATCGCCGCCCGCGTGATAGTTCGGACTCGCCCCGAACGACTGCACAACGATGTATGGTCTTTCCTCTCCCTGT